AGCAAAACGTCCAACAACTCTGGGTCTTGGTTCTGTGTTGCAGCAAACAAGATGCCGCTGACCATACTATCCAGAACTCGCTTGTTGTCCTGACCATCTACGTTTCGAAGTTTCGCTTGGGTCTGTAGCCAATCAGCAGCCTTCGCATAGGCGGCGTCTTGTTCTTCATCCGTCATATCAGGGCGAATGAGAGTTTGAACTACAGTCGCCACTTCACTTTCAAAGGCTTTGTATTGCTGTTCCTTTTGCCAAGCCACGTGCTTGGAACGCCATGCAGAACGAAACGCTTCGTCAGCCTTGCCTGCGCTTAGGCCAAAGTATTCAGCCATTTCAGAGTCGGTAAAGTCAGCCATGCCGTTTGCATTAACGAAATCTTCTTGGAACTTCTGTGTATAGCTCTCAATGCGCTCAGGGTCGCCATTCGTGTATAGTTTCTGAGTTATGAGATTGGTCTCAAGCTCTTCTGCATAGCGTGTCGCCAGCGTGTTCATCTGGCTAATGCGGTATCCCTTACGGAGATATGGGCTTGCGCCTTCTTCAATCAAACCGCTCTTTACTGCTTCACCTATAGCCACACGGTTTTCTTGGTAGAGCCGTTGGCCTTCAAGTAGTTCTTTCTCCGCTGCCTGTTGTTCCAAGCGTTGGAGGGCAGGGGCCGCTTTGCGGCTGAAACGATTAAGTGTCTCAGCAATTCCAGCCATGGAACTGCGCTTTTCCACACCACGAACGAAGGTATCAACTGGTGTTGCTACAGGCGATGTCGTGGGGATTTGATTATCAAAGGGGTTTCCTACAACTGGTCTGGCCATCTATCCCTCCAAACTCGCATATCGCGCCTTCGTGTCAAAATAAGAAACACCAAAGTCAGCAAACGGCTCTGCCACTGCAAAGAGTGTTTCGGCAAAGCCGACAGGCTGCATTGAATTGATGCGTGATATACTTTCGGATTGGTAACCGAGCTGGTTCATTGCTGTCTGCTGTTGGATGTCTTCAAGCCGTTGGTCTGTACGGTCATTGTAGATGCCCTCAGAACGCTCAAAGTCATTCAGCAGCTGTTCGACGTTAGCGCCTTGAACCCCTGCGCCAGCGGCCGCTGCAATAGCTGTGGCTGATGCTTTACGAGCTTTAAGGTCGGCGTCCATCTGTTGCTGTGTTGTGCGTTGCTGTTCTTGCTGAACTCGCAAGTTCGACTGCTTCGTTTTAAGGAAGTACGCATCTTTCGCAGAGCGTGTGTTTTCGATGTAGGCTTGGTTCTTTTTATTAGCGACATCAGATGCGGCTGCTGCCTGTCCCATGGCGCTTACGCCTTGTATCACTAGGCTAGCGGTTGCTAATTGTGTTGCGGAGAGTGCCGCTAATGCTGGTACGCACATTTTATATCCTCACAAATTCGTAAAATGGTCTTTGTTCAAAACCCCAACGCTCATGTTTGTTGATGAATGAGAAACCCATCCAACGAAGCCACTTGATGTGGAGTTCGTTACGGGCATCCGCAAAGTTATGGAGAACAAGGTATTCTTGTTGGAGCTGCTTTAAGACCTGTTTGGAATTTCGCAGGAACGTCATTTGGTATTTTTCAATGTCATCTGTCGCGCACAACCAAATGCTTCCTGCGTCTTCTACTGCGGATTTACCAACACCGACTATTCCAACAGGAATGCCAGTCGGAGCCACCATCGTCATTGTCGTATCTGCCAGCCGTAGACCTTGCAGAAGAACACCCAGCGGCTCACGTCCTGTGGCCGCTAGGCATTCGTTTCGGTCGGCTTGTCTTAGGTTTGGGGCAAGAAACATTACATCTTCAACTGTCGTCGGACGTAAGTATTTATTCATCGCCTGTTAGACCTGAGGTGTAAGTTCCCTTCCCATTCTGCCGATAAGAACTGGCAGGGTAGGTGGCTGTCACTTTCGATAGTTATCTTGGCGCGTACTGATTTAATCATCACTGGGAACCGAAAGTCACCCGATGTTAAAACTGTATCGCCGATGATGTTCTCACCACCGCCGATAAGACGCCCAGTGAAAGAGTAGGTCTGCGCAGTGTTACCACCGACCTTGCTTTCGACTTTGCAATCAAACTCACCGCTGTCTTGGTAGCGCATGAGCCAGTGTTTAATCTGTAGACGACCACCAGCGATAGCTACACGGCCACCTGCGGGTGTGTCCTCTTTCAGTGTTGGCTCAGAGAACTCGTAGCGCATTGTATAACGCTCACCCAGATAGACGTTGCTGGCGGACTTATCACCACTCACCACAACTTGTGTGGAGGTGCTAGACGTCACAGGTATAATCTCACCCTGTGTCGTGCCGCGAGTGACAACCGCTGGATTGGATAGCTCGAAGGGTATCGTGAAGGTCGTTGTATTTGCCACGCTGTCATAGGTTACTGTGCAATCAGCTTCAGTAATTCTGTGGTCCAGACGTGTCACATAATTTTGGTCAGTGTCCGACCGCCCTTCGTCAAAGTTAATTTTGTAGAGTATCGTCTTGCCCGACTTGTTCCCAACAACGTAAAGCGCACTTTCGATGAACTCTGCGTTTAAGATTTCCAGCCCATTAAAGGTGTATTTAAACCATGCTGACTGCATCTTCTCACGTCCAGACCAATGCCATTTGTAAACGAACATTGAATTGTCTTGCTGTGTTGAGAGGCAGATAAGCGAGTTTTCCGTCGTTGATGCTGCCATGTCATAGACGCCATCAGGAATGAACTTTGAAGCATGTGAAGTGACGTCGACTGCATCTGAGCGGTCTGTATCGTCGATGACGTAATACTCTCGCACAGAGGTATGTCCGCCGCGTTTGGCAGGGAAGTAGACCACGTTTCCTGCTGTTGCAGGACGTGCGGCTGTACTCGCTTCATACTCTGTTGTTTGTGCGATGGACGTATTCTTTGGAGTTAGAAAGTCTCCACCCTTCAAAATGAACTGGGTCTGGTCGCTGAACAGCAAGAGCTTACGGTCAAAAGGTATAGCGTGTTGTAGGTATGAAACTTTGGTATGCGAAGCCGCTACATCAATTGGGTCTGTGTCCAAAAGAGTTCGAGCGGTCGCTGCAAAGAAATCAAAATATTCAGATGTCCGAGACATCACCACATTCTCGCTAGCAAGCACGCCCAAGCGGTTTTGGAAGAAGAAGATGTCAGACAGCTTTTCACCAATAAAGGTTGGTTGAGGTACGCTACTTTCGTCGCCAACCGCTCGGTCACCCCAGTCGCCTTGCTCAAATGTAAATGAGCCATCAGGTTGCCTGATTAGCAGGTGAGGCATCGTTGTGCGGTCAATCTCATAGGGGATGCCGGGCTTTACCCACTCTATCCAAGTGCCTTCAGAACTAAGGTTTTGCCCTGCGTTCTGCGCTTCAAATTTTACGTAATAATTATCGAAGTCATTGGTTTGGTCGCCTTGTACTTCTGCTATGTAGCCATGTGGTGCTTGCCGTGGAAGGTCGTCAAAGCGTTGTACGACACCTACTGTCGCATCCATTCCCGTATCACCAAGGCTGTCATAAGTGGCGAGGTCAAAGGAGGCGTTTCCAGACTTGTTGATGACAACGGTTGAACCATCGGCTCTTGCCGTGAATCCGCTTTGTCCGTTGACTGCTGTGGCAAGTCTCGTCGCAATATCATCTGTACGTGTTTCCACTTGGTCGGTTGCGCTTGTGGTAATGTTAGCAGCAATCGAGCCATCAAGGTATATCGTAAATCGTTGGTTGTAGTCGCCCTGCTTAATAGCAACTAGGCCAGTAAATGGATAGTTCGGCGTGGTTTGAGTATCCATCGCGGTTGTGACGTCTGTGTTTAGAACAAAAGTATAATCAGCCACCGTCACAAACTTAAAGCTGGTAGCTGGTGTGGTGGTATTCAAATAAGACGTGCCATTCGGGTAGGTGACCGTTTTAGCGTTTCCTGCCAAATCATAGACAGCAATGTTGTTACTAGCGTCGATAAATACAAAATAGCGTTCATTCACATCACGGTTGATAAGGTGAACAGCCTGACCAGAAGTGACTGTGTTCTTCATCGTTGCCACGTATTCTAACGGTGGTCGTTTGTGTAAGCCTTCAACAAGCGAGCTAAAGGCATTTTCCTGCAGTTCTGCTTGCGAGCTTAGGCGCAAGGAGGGTGACTGCTGTGACACCCCTTGTACGAGGTTTGGAATAGCAGAACTAATTTGTGGCATCAGGGAAGTATCCTATGGTTAAACCCACGGTTCATCACACGGGCAACGGAGTAGCTGTCCATCATAGAGTAATCAGCGGTTTCGCCTTCAAATTGGCGTAAATCTACAAGGGCAGAGCGTTCATCGCGTAATGCCATAGAGTGGATTGTTTCGCTGTTGAGTAGTCGGTCAGCGTAAATGCGTGCTGCACGCGCTGTAATGTAGCGTTTAGCTACATCTGGCAGGACAGCGAAATCTTGGAAGTAAACAATGTCGACCTTTATGGTACCAGTAAATTCATAGGTACGTTCCCGCAGGTCAAACAGCTTACTCTCACGGATGACCACGTTGTAATCTGGTGCATCAATGCGAGCAGTATCAGCAGGAATAAGAATGTTTTTGTTATTATCAGGGGCCAGCTTCACACCGTATTCTGTGTTGAAGTGCCAACCTTGTGATTGAATTTCGCGGCTAATCTCTAGCAAAACCTGTTTGGCAACTGTGACGTCTGTCACTTGGTTACCTGTAAGTGTGTTTACAGGGGCTTCACCAATGGTCGTGAGTAGCACGTTGACCGCTTCTAGTTCGGTCATTGATGTTGGTTTAGTCATGATGCCCTCGAAGATAAAAAAAGGGCCAGCCCGAAAGCTGACCCAAAGTAATTAAGCAGTCTTGATTTCGACAGCACATTCTGGACGCAAGACGCCATGGCCCATTGCATATTTTGCAGCCATAAGAGTACCTTGGTACATGATGTTAAAGTCGCCAGTTGTCTGTTCAACTGCCAAGTCCATCAGCTTCACTGTGCCGATAGCTTGCTTTTGCATGACAAGAGCAGCGGTGTTTGAGAAGTCACCAGCGTAGGTGTTATTCTCACCTGATACCGCAGCTACGTTTGTTGTTGGCAGATTGTTTGTCTTTACAATCTGAACACCAGCCACGCGAAGTACAGTACCATCAGCGTATACACCAGCACCGCCCCAATCACGATTGATAACATTCGTGGTTTGGACAAGGTTGTAATACTGCTCAGGTTTGACCAAAGCCACGCGCTCATTCTCTGGAACATCTTTTTCGTCCATTGCTTGAGCCGCGTCAAAGATAGCAGCAGCCAAGTCAGCACCCGCTGTTTTAGCGTTTGCAGATACGATAGCAGAACCACCATTCCCTCCTGATACTGTTGCCGCAGAACGGGCTGCGAGAAGACCTACGCGCATTGTGCGTGTGTCAAACTCTTTGGCCAAAGCCATACCAAGGAGACGTGAGTATTCTGCGCGTACATCGTAGTGATTTTTGGCTTCATCAATGTCTGCGATGAATGTGTCAGCCACGAGCAGGTCATCGATGTTGATGACGATTTCATTGTGGTTGACTGATTGTGTACCGAGCAGCGGTGTACCAACGGTGTGGTATGCTGCCGATGTTTTGCCCATTACTGGGAATGAAGCGGACTTACCGCTTTGAATTGTTCGAGACGTGTGAAGGTCTTTCATCACGTTGTTTTCGTCAAATGCAGTCAGGACTTCGCCAGCGAACACCTTGAGAAATAGGTTATTCTCGCTCGCAAAATCGGTTGGCGTTGCGCCATTGACTACACCTAAGCGGGACGCTGTTGCGTTTGCCATAGTTGTATATCCTTAATTTTGATTGGGAAATGACCGTCGTTTCTACTCACAGGGGTTGTCACACGCATGTGGCCTATGTTTTCGTTACTTAGTCCGTCTGCCTAA